CTTACAGGTGGTGCATTGACAGCTTTAGAAAGCATACATATGTTAGATAGTAAACCTATCTATCAAGGTACTGGTGATGATTATTCACAATACTTTGATGGGACAGACCAAAACTTTGATTTGACAGCTGGTAATTATATATTTAATGGTGGAGATTTTACTATACAAGATGCATCTCCTTACCTTAATTTAAAAGATACAAGTAATTCTGGTGTTTCCTCTATATCACGTATTCAATTTAAAGGAAGTGATGACGTAATAAATTCGTGGATAGGTGATACTTCTTCTGGTGATGGTAACTTTGAAATAAGAAATATTTTAGATTCTGACTTAGAGTTTTGGACTAATAATACAAAAAGAGTAACTATTGATAATGATGGTAATGTAGGAATAGGAACAGATGCACCCGGAAATAATTTAGAAGTATTTGATTCAGTTGATAGCACTATAACAATTCACGCAGACGAGGGAACAGCGAATCTTAATATAGATACAAGAGCCTCTAGCAACAATGAATTTGCAACATTAACTTTTAAGGATAAAAATGCTTTGAAATATTCTTGGATTTTTAGACAGGCAACAAATGATATTTATTTATATGATTATTTAAATGCAAAGTTTGTTATGAGATACGACCAAAGCCAAGCTGATTTATTATTAGGAGAGGGTGGTAATATTAATGTAGGTATAGGAACAGGTGCTCCAGCTTCAATTTTAGAATTAAAACAAACTGTAGTAAATGGAGATGGAGCACAACTAAGAATAATAAATGATGGCTCTGGTGCGGGTACTGGGCAAACAGCTTCAATTAAATTGGGTAGAAGTTTCAATGAGAGAAACTGGAAAATTACTTCGAGTTCAACAGCTAATTGTGGAGCACAACCAGACTTAATTTTCTCTACTAATAAGGCTACAACTGGTGATACTGTAACAGAAATAATGAGGATACAAGGTTCAACTGGCAATATAGGTATAGGAACAGTTAATCCAGTAACAACTTTAGACGTACATGGTGATGTTACCACTAGCGGTAACTTTATGCCAGAGGCTAGCGGTGTTAGAGACCTAGGATCAATAGCTGTTGCCTTTGATGATGCATATATTGACAAAGTCTATCTTGAAGCAGATCCAACAGATGATCTTGGCGCCGCGACAAAACAATACGTTGATAACAATGCTGGTATTGCTGTTAATCTATGGGAACAAGAGGATGCTAATACTGTACGATTAAAAGACGCAGATGATGTCAATATGCAATCTAAAGATATACTTAGTGCTGTTAATATTGAAGCTGCTACTAATTTAGGTTTAAACTCGCTAGCAGGTGGTAATATAAGTTGTTTTGAGGACGGGATCATAGATAACGATGCAGATGGAAAAGCTTTAAGGGTATATAGAACAGCAGCTGAACATACTTCTCATATAAAACTTTATGTCGACCAATATGGTAATTCACATGCTACTGCTAATGCAGGTGCTGGTGGAACACGATTTTATATAGAAAATGATATTGGAGATGTTTCCGTTAACAGCGCTGGTAGTGCTTTGCGGCTTAATCATGCAGCTGCACAAGATATAGAATGTTTTAGTTCTACGGATGTAGACGATGATGAAGACGGAAAGGTTTTGAAGATATGGAGAAAGGCGGATGAAAACGATAGTTATTTAATGTTATATTGCGACCAATATTTAGCTCCAACAATTACTGCGGGTACTAGTTTAAAGATAGCACCAGGAGTTGGAGGCACCCTTCGTTTATGTAGTGACAGTGTGGGTAGTTTTGGTACAAATGTAGACATAGGTGCAAGTTGGACTAACTCTTTAACTCACCCCCTCTTTAAACAATATGGTTATATAACTGCAGATACAGCGTCTAAATATATACAGTGGGCAGTAGAGGATACAAATGATTATTTTGCACTCACTAGAGAAGATAGTTTTGTAAAAGGCTTTAAAGTAGATATGCCACTAGTGCTTACTTCAACGGCAACATTTGATGCTGAATATGATAATGGTAATTCAGGTTCTAGTAAAACAATTGATTGGAATAATGGTAACAAGCAAATGTTAACAATGACTGATAATTGTACAATAGGATTTACTGCTCCTCTTGGTCCAGCTAGTCTAATATTAAGATTAGTACAAGATGCTGGTGGAACTAATACAATTGCTATTACTGGAGCGTTATGGCCAGATGCAGACACTCCTACGTTTTCAACTGGTGGAACCGATGTAGATATAGTATCTATATATTATAATGGTACCAGTTATTATTGTCAAACGGGATTAAACTTTGGATAAAAATTAGAGGAGAACAATGGGAAAAACGTCATACGCTATATTAAAAGATGCACCAGCTAATTCGCTTATCAACCCTAACTTTAACCAGAAGCCAGCCCTTGTTTTAAAAGATGGCACTCTATGGATAGTAGTAGATAAGCATCTATATAAATCTGATGATTATGGATTCACTTGGGTTAGGAAACAGCGCGGAGTAAGTGGTGTTGGAGATACAAGTTACTTTGGTGATGTGTATACTAGATCAGATCAAAATACATATCCATGTGTAGAACTATCTTATGTTGAACATGACGCAGGACGAAGTATACGAATTGAGTGTGGCGGAGGTATTGGTACTTCTACTAATTATCCTGGATTGTCTAATTCATCACATATTAGGTGGAATTTTCTGCTTGAGGACGATGTTTATTATGATTTTACTCATTTAGTTGGGACAACTGCTAATGCAAGGGGATCAATACTAAATACTAAAGATGGTGGAACTAATTACTTTGATAGCTTAACAGATGGTTTGTTTTCTGGTATTTTCACAAAAGCGTATACTACAGAAGATACTTGGGCCGTAGATGACATATTAATAAGAGACCCTGATAATTTAGATGTTACCACAACTCGCCATGCGGATAGATCAGTAAACACATATAACTATAAAAATATATTTTCAAGTAATGGTATACATTGTATAGCAGGAATAACCGCTACGCCAGATAGACTTGTTCACATTAAAGTAACAGACTATGGTACACCAACTATATCAGAAACTATTGTTCAAGCAAATACTGGAACACTAGATGCTATAAGTGCTTTAGCTAAAGATTCTTATGGTAATTATATGTACTTTTGGCGTGAAAGAGACTATGGTTCACCTGGTGTAGTTACATATGGTAGGGGACTGTCGATTAACAGTGGATCCACTTGGAGTCAAGCTACTGCTACCTCTTATATGGGTGGTGTTGGCGGCGGCGAAGGAACGCCTGTTGATGTTTTAGGTTGTGAAAATGGATTTATATTTTTAAATGTAGGAGAGGTAGATGTTGCTACTGGCACTCCAAGATTATTTGTCAACACATATACAACTACAGATGGCACTAGTTATACTCTTGGTACTTCAAGGGAAGCTACTAGTCTGGCTTCTGGTATTCCTATATACGGTGGGCATTTCTTTAGACCCGAAGAAGACGTTTGGTTTGATCTTGATCGCCCGGGAGACATAAGAATAGCATATCAGACTGCTAATAGTGTAGAGCAAGAACTTTTATCAGAAACAGCGTATCCATCTAGTGAAATTATAAATACAATTGGTACAAATGTTGATTTTATTGATGAGCCCGGCGCTAGTGGAAATATGACAAAACTATATTTAGATGCATTTAAAGAAGTTGGTGTGACATGCACATTCCATAAGTATGTACCAACAGCTTCTGGTAAAATGAATGATAAATCTACTTATAGTGAATCAATCGATTGTTCTGGTCAGATTGTGATAGACCCAGAATCTTATAGATTTCCTATACCAGATTTAAACACTCAAGAGACTTCTGATTATGTTGAAAAGGATGTAAGGAAGATATTTTTACAGCCAAACCTCCACATTGATAGAGAGTTCCTTGTAAATGAAGGCAATTTTCTTAAGAGAACTGTTTGGACGGTAGACTATGATGGAAACGCATATGAATTATCTCAGGTAGTCCCTAGATTTATTGATGAACAAATATGTTTTTATACTTCAAATGCGTATGTCGTAGGTCAATCAAATGACCCGTGGTCTAGAACCGTATTATTAAGTGAAACCTAAGGAGGAAGAATGGCAACAAAGCATGCAGTATTTACATTTGCACTACCTGAAGATCCTGATAGTAATTTTCTCAGAATATATGATGCTGATACTGAGACAGGTGCGTATACACAGGTAGGGGTAGATATAACCTACGATTATGGTACTATTAGCTATGAATTTGAAGATTTAAACGAATCTAAATGGTATAAAATACAATTCTATGAGTCTGTTGACGACCAATTGGGACCACTAAGCGAAGCTGTAGATGGCGCAAATTTCTCTGATAGAGGCTCTTTGTTTTTAGCAATTAGTACAAGCACAGATGGAGCAAACTATGCTTCAACAGACGATGTATACGAATATTCAGGATTGTTGACTACAGATGTAGAATCAACCCGAGTTTCTCAAGCACTTCGTCGGTCACGGTCGATAATAGACCTCAGAACGGCAGAAATGGGCCTAGATCGCTTCTTAAACACCTTCTCTACTAGTGTGTCGCGTAAGAAGTATAACGCCTCCCTAAGGGTCTTAAAAGAGGCTGAGATATGTTTTGCCCTTAGTATGGTATATAGTGGGCTTTCAGACGATAAGATTATGGAAGGAATAAGGGGAGAAAATGCTGTCATAGAGAATGTAAGCATAGGAGAGAGTTCAATATCTCAAGATACAGGTGCGATGGGATCAAGATCCTATACATATTTCTCTGCATTATCTCTTAAATATGGTAACATAGGGACATCTCTTCTAGCTATGCTTGAGTCATCCAGTATTATAATGACATCTAAAGAACCAGGCGCTTTAGCTTGGTATCCTTTTGGATGGAAGGCGGTAGTCTAATGTCTGATCATGAGATGTGCAAGAAACACGATGGAGAAATAAGAGAGATACAAATACAGTTAACAGAGATAGTTGGAGATGTTAAACATATAAAAGATAGAATAGACAATGGTCTAAGCGCAACTGTGACTAAGATATGGGATAAGCTAAACATTATGGCTATAGAAAGAACAAAACTTGAAACTATTGTAGCTTCAAATTGTTTTTTCTTAGATAAATTGAAGAGTGCTATAATTCGTGTTTCTGTATTTAGCGTTGCTGGTGGTGCTATAGCAATAGCTTGGAAGATTATACACACATATATTTCATAACACACAATGGAGGAATAATGCCAAGATTAGACGGAACAGGACCAGCGGGTAAAGGTTCAAAAACCGGAGGGCAGAGAGGTAATTGCCCTAGCGTAACCCCAAAATCAATGCCTAGAAATGGTAATGGCAAGGGATTAGGCTCCGGAAGAGGACGAGCGCAAGGAAGAGGTAATGGAAGAATGGAATTTTATGGTAATGTAGCATAAAAGGAGGATCAAATGGGATTTAAAGCAAAAATACTTGCAGGAGTCGCTATAGGGGCTGTAACTGCATACAAAGCTCTCGGAACAAAACTTGGTGTAGGAACACTTCAAGATAGGAGAACAAAGATAATATCTAAAAAACAGTTCTCAAAAGTCGGTAAAACACTAAGATAAAAAAGTAACTATAACGGAGGAATCATGGACTGGATCAGAAATAATTGGGCTGGTATTGGTGTAATAGTGTTGTCTTTACACACATTATCTAAAGCTATTGTAAGAGTTACAAAGACAAAGAAAGATGATGCTTTTGTAGCTAAAGTAGGGTCTATTCTTGGTTATTTGTTTGGAAGAGACCTATCGGACTAATAATATATTAAAATTTCTTTATCAAAAAGTACCCTCTTACCGGTTCTTTTAAGGTATAGGACGAAGCGAGCAGCAACGAGCGAAGTTGTTCAACTCTGGACTATAAAAAACAAGGGAAGCTCTATCTGATCTATTTCTTAGTATCTCTGGTATCAGAGTTTAACATAGAGGTTTACACCTCTATTAGAGAGAAAAAGCTCTATTTACTGAGAATGCCTTGTAAGACACGATCTATTGCATACCTATATATGTTGTCATTAAGATAGATAAAGTCCACTAGGGGTGGCATAGATGGCCAAATAAGGTATACTGTGTGTATAACATGAAGATAATCTAGGTAAAAGGGAATGAATCCCGATAACAAAATAACCCAGGAGGTTAAAATGCCTAAAGGAAAATACATTAAAACAGAAGAACACAGAAATAAGATTTCAGAGTCGATGAAAGAACATTACAAAAAAAGATATGGAACATGGCATAATAGAGAGCTATCAGAAGATCACAAAGAAAATATTAGTAAATCCATGAAGGAACACTTCTCAGAGAATGGTCCTAATAGATGGAAACCAGAAACAAAGAAGAGAAGATCAAAAGAAATCAGAGGAAAAAATAATCCAAACTGGAAGCCAGAAGTGAATACAGAGCTCCATAAAAGAGTTATGGGGTCATATCTAGGTAGACAATGGAAGTCTGATGTGTTGACAAGAGACCAACACACTTGTATGGTATGTGGAGTCAACGAAAGTTACATGGCCACACATCATAAGATACCGATAAAAGATATATTAGATAAATATGAAATAGACACGATAGAGGAAGCGCTAGAGTGTAAAGAGTTGTGGAATATAAACAATGGAGTAACTCTATGCTGTTCTTGTCATTCAAAGGCTGAAGCGAAGATTAAAAAGTGCGAAAAAGTAGGTGAGTCTTACCCCAAGTGGATAAAGGACTTAGTGGAGACACCAGACCTAGAAGAAACAGTGAAGACATCAGAAAATAAGGGTATATCAAATGTATATAGTAGCTCAAGAAATGATAAGCCTGATCCTAAAAAACCTAAAGGTAAAATAAATTCTGACTATTAATATAAAGGAGTAATGTAATGAAAACTAAACATACAGGAAGCATGAAAAAACCAAAAACAGTTAATATAAATAAAGCTGTTAATAAGGTAATAGATGTAGTAGCTACAGCTAATAGAGCTATTACTGTTGGTCAAGCTTTGAGTAGAAACTTAGGTAGATAGTCTATCCGGAGAATATCATGACTTACGTAAGAGATGATAGAAAATCAGGAGAAGCTTCTAAACAAGCGAAAAAAGAACACGCTTATGAGGATTTTTATAGTTTAGCTATAGGGTTTAGAGGAGCAAAAGTTGCGAAGGCTGGAATTCGGGTTGGTCTTGAAGCTGGATCTCTGATGCTAGGAAGATCCGGAAAGATGGGTAAAGTTGGAATAGCTGTTGCATCTTTAGCACTTGGAGCGTATTCTCTAAATAAGGCTCTTGAACGCAGAGACAGTAGAAAAAACGCTGGTTCAAAAAATTCTATAGTTACAGCTAAGAGTGCTTACGAAAAAGGATATGAGGAAGGATATAAGCAGGCAGAGAGAGATGAACAGCTCGAAGATTCTTATTCAGCTATGCCAGTTAAAATGCCTGATTTATCAGGAGATAAGGGATCTATTAAGGGTATGGGTCTAAACATTGTTGAGAATCCATTCCTAGTAGAGCATCCGGTCCAAGGAATTGTCCCTACTCCAGGGTCTATGAGTGGACAAAAGTATTATAAAGCAGATACTGGATCCTATCTTGGATCAAAAGGTAGCCGTCAAGCGGGAGGAAAAGGTGGGGGCATTTGGGGTAAAGGAAAAACAAAGTATGAGGCAGTCATACCAGGAGAAGGCCCTGGTTAATAGGAGATAGGATGGTAGACTTTAGTGGAAGATTGAGAATACCAGAGGAAGCAAGACCTATTTCTAAGAGAGTAAATGCTAAGTCATTTAGTCCTATGGTTATGGCTATGAAGTCTAGAATAAAAACTTTGAAGGCTGTTAGCCGTAATAATATAAGAGGATTGCAAACATTTTCAACTGGTGTAGGTATGTCTGCGAAGTCTGCTAGTAAATTTATAGTTGGATCCAGTGTTGCACGAGCTAGCTTAAAGGTCGCGGCAAAGAGTGTTAATCCTTTGTTGCACATAGGTGTATTTGCAGCAACGCTAATGGAGATGTTTTCTAAAGAACCAGATGGTAAGAGTCCTCAAGATGAGAGAACTAAGAAAAGAGCTGAATCACAAGCATACGAGAAAGAATTCAAAGAAGGATATGATGACGGATATAAAGCTTATTCGGAAGATCGCAAAACTAAATACAGGATAACAGGAACTAAGTCTAAAAAAGGTACGAGATCTTATCTTGGTAGCTCCGATCAACCCTGGGGCGAGGGTAAAGGACATAGAGACAGAGGATAATGAATCTCTTTAAGGAGTACAGTAAACTATGGCAGGCAAAGACTTTACAGATAAACAACTTATGGCAATTGATCTCCTATCTCAAGGGGTGATGCAGAAGGATATTCAGGAACAATTGGATGTCTCCCATAATACTCTATGGAAGTGGAAAAAGAATCCTCAGTTCATGGACGCTGTAGTTGAGTCCGCGCGTATACGACTGAAGGATGCACTGCCTAATATATACAGTGTACTAGCAAGCAAAGCTATTGAAGGGAATCATCAGCACATCAAGATACTACTCGATCACTTAGAGAAACTAGAAGAAGAGAGAACTAAGTATGCAGAGACAGCTATAACATTTACATGGGAGAGATAATGGCAGGACCAAGAGATTGGCTAACCAGGAACAGTAAGACTAGAACAAACTATGCTACTGGACTGAAGGAATGCTTCTCCACATGCACATGTATCAAGTGTCGAAAGAAGCGTGCTCAAGAAGAGCAAGCTAAGCTAAAGGGTAAGCAACCTTATGTCATTAAAGACTCTAACATATAAACCATTCGATCATCAGATAGACTTACATACTGACGAGCATAGGTTCAAAGCTATTGTTGGTGGAAGAAGAGCGGGTAAGAGTAAGTCTGCTTTTGCTGAGATACTTAAGCATACTCTTAGTTATCCTAACGTACTGTGTTGGTGGATTGCCCCGACTTATAGTGAAGCAAGAGAGATTGGGTTCGAAGACTTCAAGAGATATAGAGAAGAACTAGGGCCAGCTGTTGTTAATGTTAACGAGTCTCTAATGCGCGTTGAGTTCTCTAATGGTAGTAAGCTATACTTTAAAGGCGCCGATAGAAAGGATTCACTAAGAGGCAGGGGACTAGACTACCTTGTAATAGATGAGGCTGCATTCGTACTTAAGGAGACATGGCAGAAAGTATTAAGACCTGCACTCTCTGACAAGCAAGGCAAGGCACTACTCATCTCTACACCTAATGGTAGGAACTGGTTCTATGAGCTATACTCACGAGTAAGAGACAACAAGGACAAGTCATGGAAGGCGTACCATTGGCCATCACAGATTAACCCATTAATAACAGAGGATGAGATCTTTCAAGCGAGAGCAGAGTTATCATCTAATGACTTTAGACAGGAGTACTTAGCAGAGTTTGTTACACGATCAGGACAGGTCTACGAAGACTTTGGTCAAGACAACGTAATAGACAGCTTTGACATAGACATTAACAAGTACGATATATACCTTGGGGCTGACTTCGGTTATGCCAACCCAGCTTCATTAGTGTTCATGGCTATAGATCCATTGCGTAATGAGGTGTATCAGTTCGATGAGATATACCAGAAGAAGATGTCAATGGAGGTAATGTTGCACAAGATCAAGGAGACACTCAATACACATGGCCTTACGATCTCTGATGTACAAGCTATATACACTGATCCAGCAGGTAATGCAGAAGAGATTACATCGGGTATCAGCCCAGTAGACTACCTACGTAAGACATTCACTGTATTCAACAAGGGCACACACATTGCCCCAGGGTTGCAATTGGTTCGATCCTTTGTTCTTAATGCTAATGGACAGAGGAGATTCTTTATACACGAGAGATGTACAGAGACTGTAAGGTCCTTCTATGGATACACTTACAGACCCGTTACACAGAGCAACGAGGATCTAGTACATGAAGAGCCTGACAAAGATGGTATCCACGATCACGCTTGTGATGCAGTTAGGTACTTCTTTGTTAACAGGTTCGATCACGCTCTCTGGATTGCTGACTCAGTAGACCAGTATGAGTATACACTAAAACCAGGAAAGCAGACGTTCATCAAGAGATGCTATGGATGTAAGAAGCCCTTCCCTAGTAAGTCCCCAAAGGACAGACCACCATTCTTATGTAATGACTGCTTCCGCGCTAAGGAGTAAGGAATGCCGAATACATTTAATTCTATTCCACAGGAACTAACAGCCAGAGCCATAGCAAACAACTTCTCCAATGAAGAGAAGCTTAGAAGAGAGAGTGCTATGACTAACAAGGACTTCTACTATGGCCAGATGAAGGCATATGTAACTACCTTCAACATAGACGTTGAACCTATGTCTGTTAATTACACAAGACCGATCATGCAGAAGAGATCAACTCTGTTGTACAATCAAAAGCTTGTTAGGGATATACAGGGTCCTAGCGCATCTATCAACCTACTTGAGCAGGTATACACTGATAACGATATAGACGATCTCATGCTTAAGGCAGACCTACTCACGGAGCTTACCGGATCAGTGCTTGTTATGCCAGCTATAGATACTACACTAGAAGGCGGAATAAAGCTACATCTCTATGATGGCACAGCTATTAGCGTAGTCCCTGAAGAGGACGATCCTAATGAGGCCGATGCCGTAAGCCTGGTACGTGTTATTGATAGGCTACAAGAAGGGTGGGATAATGGTAACCCTCAGAACGATAGAGTCCTTCAGCAACAGATATGGACCAAGGATTCAGTTGTACTGTATAAGGGGGCTGAGCTAGCACTGAGTGAAACTAATGAACTAGGGTTCCTACCATTCGTTAACTTCCAAGGTGAAGAGGTGTATGGTCAATACATAGGATACGCCCCAGGTACAATAGTAAGGAAGCTCAACGCACACATCAACCAGAAGCTTACTGATCTATCTTATACGGTTAAGATGCAAGCTGCCACACCGGTAGTTGTTACAGGGTATCAGTCAGGTGAGGACATGATCGTCTCACCAGGACGAGCCTTGAGCCTACCAATAGGTGCTGACGCTAAGACCCTTAACCTAGCACCAGAGATAGAAGAAACGTTAATGTTTATACAGTTCCTAGAAGAGAAGATATACGACACATCCAGCGTACCTAAGATATCTATTGTAGGTGGAGAGGGTGTATCAGGAAGAGAACTGTTAGTTAGGTGGTTTCCCCTGACACAGGTGTTTAGGGAGAAATCAGTACGTTACGAGAAGTACGAACTTGAATTAGCTAATATGATACTTAAGGTGCTTGGCGCACCTGAGGTAGAGTCTATCAAGATTAACTATCCTGATGAGGACAACTTACCATACTCTCCGAAAGAAGAACTGATAGAGAGAGATATAAAGCTTGGACTAACATCACCATCATTAGAGCTAATGAGAGTAAACACTGACTTGACTCAAGAAGAGGCTAAGGCAGAGATACAAGATAACCTTGACGAAACTATGGGAAGTATGCCTGAAGAAGAGAATGCTATAGACAAAGATGGAGAAGACCCTGAAAAAAACGATCCTATGGGTAACCCATTCGAACCTAAGGAAGAAGAAGAAGACTCTGAAGAAGATACTGAGGTTGAAGAGAAAGAGGAAGAACCTGAAGATGAGTCTAAGGGCAAAAAGAAAGCACCTAAAAAAGCTAAGGACGAAGACGAGGACGAAGACGAGAAGTCTAAATCTAAGAACCCAAAGCACAAGAAGTTTCGTAAGAAGTACTAAACGGTAGAACCGTATATAACAAACCCAGGAGGTAGCAAATGTCTGAAGACATCGTAAGAGAACGTATTGTGGAAAAGGCACCAGAACCAACTAAAAAGGACTTCTCTGAAGAGTATGTCCGTTCATTGAGAGAAGAAGCAGCTGGATGGAGAATAAAGTATAGGGAGCTTGAAGGCAACCAAAGCTTACTTGAAGTAAAGACAGAACTTACCCGAAGGGGTATTAAATGTGATCCAGCATGGGTTAAGCTAACTGAAGGACAGTCAGTTGCTTTGGCGGTAGATGGGTTCCTGACGGAATACCCAGAACTAAAAACAGCCACACCTGATTCTTCACCATCAGATATTATCTCGAGAAAAGTGGAAGTAGGCAAGATGCCGAAACCAGCCTCATCAGATCCTGCAAGTTATGGATTTGAAAGTAAGACTCCACAAGAGATGCTGAAAACAAGGCAAATTGAAGAAATTAAAAAAGACCCTAAAGCTAGGAGTCTTCTAAGAAAGGAATACCGCGGCATGCTCGCTTCACAGGGGCATAGATCGTCACAAGAAGAATAATAAACAAGAAGGAGTTATATAATGGCACTTTCAAACAGTACCACACTAAACGACCTAGTTGGTCAAATAGTCTCTAGTGAAGCTCAGTCAGCTGCTTACGCAGCTCGAGTTATGAGACCTTTGGTTCGCTCGGTTGCATTACCACCGGGAGCAGGCAGTATTGTTGTTCCTAGATTCCAGAGCATCGCAGTTGCTGGTCTTACAGAAGCTACGGCCCCTGTGGGTCACGCTATGACTACTGATGGGGTTACATTGACACCAGTAGAAAGAGGTGCTCTTTTGACCATCTCTAAGACAGCTCTTCATGCAGATCCTTTTGCTGACCTGTCACCTTACGGTGAACAGCTCGGTAGGGCTCTTGCGGCAGATGAAGATTCACTTATTATAGATGCTATCACACCAGCTACTATAGTTAACGAACAGGGTGCTGGAGCTAATAACGTAACTACAGCAGATTTGCTTTCTGGTATAGCTGGGCTTGAAGCACAGAATGCACCTGGTCCTTATTTTGCAGTTTTCCATCCTACGAGTTGGAGCAAGATGAGAGCTGGTCTTGATGATGCTTCTGCATTTGCATCAGTTGGTAAGAAGATAGTAGAGGGTTATGGAGAAGGCTACACTAACCTTAACGGTTATGTAGGATCACCTTATGGTGTTCCTTGTTTTATAAGCACATCTATTACTACTATGGACGGCGGAGATACTTACGTGAACTTAATGTTCTCTAAGGAAGCTCTTGGATACGCATACGCACAGGACATCGGTGTAGATGTAGACGACAACATCCCTGCACGTGCTTTTGATCTAATGGGTTGGTATAGTGGCGATTCAGATGAACTCGTTGATCTATACTCAGTTATGATCCAAGACGATGTAGATGGATAATAAGTAACTCTTACGAGGGGGTCTACAACAGGCCCCCAGTAAGGTTTAAATAAAGGAGAACCAAAAATGGCAAGACTAATGAATGTAGGCAGTGCTACTCCAGGTTGCGTTACTAAAGCACTAACAATGATACTTCATCCAAACACATATGAAGCTACAGCTCATCTTAAGCCTAATTCTACTTATAGGGTTGTTGCTGAGGAAGATTCTATTATAGATTTTCATGCAAGTGGTGTAGCTGATGATGCAGCTGGTGATTTAAGTGCTGCTTCAGGTGTGTATCTGCCCAAAGATAGTCCAGAATATTTCACAACAACAGGTGATAAAGTTTACATAACTTCACAGCAAGCAACAGCCTCCGGTGCAATATATGTATCGCTAGTGCTAGGGAGGGGAGTCTAATTGGACATTTATCGAACAAAACGATATATTCAATATTCGGCTGTCCTAACTCGAGCAATACAAAGGTAGTAAACGTAGTTGGACCGTCTGGATATGCCCTTTTAGAGGGCAATGAAATATACAGACTCACAGCTACATCTGACTGCTTTATTAGTATAGATACTGCATCTGGTGTTCTTTCTGAGGCATCAGGTGTACGGGTGTATCCATGTGTCCCTGAGATGTTTTCTACTACGGGAAACCATGTTCATCTTAATACAGTACAAGATGTAACAGGCGGAGCTGACACTGGATCACTAACAATAACTAAAATGTTGACAAGAGGAGTCTAACATGCCTAGATCAATATATGGTAGTGTTTACCATTGCGGTGGACCGTTTTCACATACAGATTTAACTGACATGCCGTCTGCTATCAATGCTGATCATGATGCTAGATATTATACTGAAACAGAGAGTGACGCTGCTTTTCTTAAACTAGATTGTGCGAATGACCCTCTTACGGGAGACTTAGCTACCAACGAAAGCATAGCTCTATTAGACAATAAGAAAGTATTATTTGGTACTGCTAGTGATGCTTCTATTTATTATGATGGTACAGACCTTAAGATCAACCCTGCAGAAGTTGGCACTGGAATACTAAGTGTACAGACTAATGTTGGAATAGGAACATCAACACCCGGAAGTAATTTAGAAGTATTTGATTCAGTTGATAGCCATATAACAATTCACGCAGACGAGGGAACAGCGAATCTTAATATAGATACAAGAGCCTCTAGCAACAATGAATTTGCAACATTAACTTTTAAGGATAAAAATGCTTTGAGATATGCTTGGATTTTTAGACAGGCAACAGATGATATTTATTTATATGATTATTTAAATGCAAAGTTTGTTATGAGATACGACCAAAGCCAAGCTGATTTATTATTAGGAGAGGGTGGTAATATTAATGTAGGTATAGGAACAACTAGTCCAACCGAACTTCTA